ACAAGGGTGATCGCCTAGCTCAATTGGTCATCACACCTGTTATCACCCCTCAGTTTACAATAATGACAGAGTTAGATAACACAAATAGAGCTAGTGGTAGCTTTGGATCGACAGGTCTATCATGAATACATTTCAAGAGTTCATTGCCCTGAGTCGTTACTCTCGATGGATGCCTGAACTTGGTAGACGAGAGACTTGGGAAGAGACTGTGGATAGATGGTGGGATTACTTTACAACGAAAGCTCCTGCTCTTGCTGAGAGATCTGATATCAAGTATGCTATTTTAAACCTTGAAGTCCTCCCCAGTATGCGTGGTCTTATGACTGCGGGTCCTGCGTTGGACAAGGATAACACAGCTCTGTACAATTGTGCTTACATGGAAATCAATACACCATCCTCATTCAGTGAGTTGATGTATATCCTTATGTGTGGCACAGGAGTAGGATACACAGTTGAAGGACGATGCATCCATCAGTTACCTGTTGTACCTAATGTGATTACCAAGGACTGGGATAATGTTATCTATGTGGCTGACTCAAGAGAAGGCTGGTGCGATGCACTTCGGACATTGATTGACAATCTCTATAATGGTATTCACCCTAAGTGGGATGTATCCCTTGTACGTGGATCAGGTGTTCGCCTCAAGACCTTTGGTGGTCGGGCAAGTGGACCTGCTCCCCTAGAGGAAGTGTTTCGATATGTAACACAATCCTTTTATAAGGCTAAGGGACGTAATCTTACGGCTCTTGAATGTCACGACATCTGTTGCAAGATTGCACAGTCTGTCATTGTGGGTGGTGTGCGACGATCAGCTATGATCTCGCTCAGCGACCTCAGTGACCGTGAGATGGCTACTTGCAAGTCAGGGGCATGGTGGGAAGCCTCCAGTCACAGGTCTCTTGCAAACAACTCTGCGGTCTACAATGACCGCCCAAGCATGGGACAGTTCATGGAAGAGTGGACTGACTTGTACAACTCCCATAGTGGTGAGCGTGGTATTGTAAACCGCAAGGCTATGACTGACTTAGCACATAAGGCAGGACGAGATACTAAGTACTCCTTAGGAACTAATCCTTGCTCGGAGATTATTCTCCGTCCTATGCAGTTCTGTAACTTGTCTACCGTAGTAGTACGTGAGACAGATACACTTGAAACAATCAATAGAAAGATTGAACAAGCTACTGTTATTGGAACAGTTCAAAGTATGTTTACCTACTTCCCATATCTCAAGCCTGAGTGGAAGAAGAACTGTACAGAGGAACGATTGCTTGGTGTGTCAATGACTGGTATCTTTGATAACAAGTTGATGTCAGGTAAGGAAGGATCAGCTAAGCTTAAGTACACCCTAGAGGTGCTCAAGGAGACAGCTGAATACACTAACCTTACGTGGTCCACTCGACTTGGTATTGAACCCAGTAAGTCTATCTGTTGTATCAAGCCTGAGGGTACTACTAGTTGTCTAGCTAACTCATCGAGTGGGCTGCATCCTCGGTACTCTGAGTTCTACTTCAGACGTGTACGCATTGACAAGAAGGATCCTTTGTATCAGCTTATGAAAGATCAGAACATTCTTGTAGAAGATTGTGTAGTTAATCCTGCGTCTACTGCGGTGCTTACGTTTCCTCAGAAAGCTCCAGTAGATACAACAACCTCCCTCAGCCTTGGTGCTATGGAACATCTAAAGTTATGGATGGACTATCAACAATACTACTGTCATCACAAACCAAGTATCACGGTATCATATACTGAAGATGAGTTTCTTGAGGTTGGTAATTGGGTATGGAAAAACTTTGATAAGATTAGTGGCATTGCTTTCTTACCTAAGTCTGATCATACCTATGCTCAAGCTCCCTTTGAAACTATTGATGCTAGGACATACAACATGACACCAAAGATTGCAGTTGATTTCTCTCAACTGATGAACTATGAAATGACTGATTCAACAACATCATCACATGATCTAGCATGCTCAGCTGGAGGATGTGAACTAAAGTAAGGAACATATGGCTATTAAATATAATATGTATGGGTCGCCCCAGATATATGGGGCACCCCAAGTGCAGAGAGGTAAAGATCGCAAGTATCAACGAGCATATGAAGCTAGAGAATTAGAAAATAAAAACGCTATGGATCTTTTGCTTAAGGCTTATACTGCTAATATTGAAAGAAACAGAGTTGTAACTGCAACTAGAGAAGTTGGTATAAAGAATGATATATATGATTCGTTCTTTGCTGACACCGCTAATACTAAGATTACCCGCAGAGCTACTACAGGAAATGATCTTCTTTTAGGAGCAAAAACTGCCGAGGAATTATTACAGATTGCTGAAGTTGTAAAGCCTACAAACGGTAATAAAGCTATATCTGCATACAACGTTCAACTAACTGCAGCTAAAAATTTAATTAGTCAAGCTACCTCAGCAAGTAAATTAGGTGGCAACACTTTGTTTGATCCTGCTCTTACTATTGCTCAAACAGTATTTGGTAAAACACCTAAAGTTAAAGAACCAGTAGCTGAAGTACCCACTACGTATTCTTTTGATAAATTTTCTTCAGGAATAACTGAAGCTTTAACTAAAAAATATTCATCTTTGGGTGAGTTACAAAGAGGACTATTACAAAATGAAACAGCTACAACAACTGATGATGAAAAAGTAATATTCAGTAATAACAATGCCTATCAAGTTCAAAATGAATATGCAAATATGCAAAAGAACTGGAAGACAACTACGGCTCAAATCAACACAGATTTTACTAAGTATGGGCAAGATCAAAAGAAGATTGGAATGTATCAAACAGCTTTCCTCAGTGAGGATCAAATGTATAAGAAAATACTAAGTGATATTGAAGCATCTTATACTACGTTTAACTCAACACAGGGACAAGGATATGTTGCTAACACATACATGAAGCCACAATCTACAAATATAAACACAACATCTGATGCATATCTTGCATCCCTACCAACAACAATAGAAACACCATGAGTATATTAGATAATTTCAAACTACGGTTAAACACAAACATAGCAACATTGACTCAATCTGATATTAGATTAATGTTCAAAGATCTATATGAACAGGTTGGACAATTACAAACAGAGGTATTAAAACTACAAAATGAAACAAGAGACCTTCCCAAGGATCGAACTAAGGTTGATCGAGTTGCTCGACGAGATGTACCCAGTACTGGCATATGATCCTGAGATTTCAACAGAAACATTTGCACGACGATCTGCTTTTAGAGCTGGTCAAATAGAATTGATTAATAAACTAAAAGCAATATACAACAAACAAAAAGAAAGTGGTGGTATTTATGGGAGGTAGTCCTAAGATTGATGGTGGTATGACCTTAGCAGATCAGTCTAAACTTATGGCTGATGAACGAGCATTTCAAAAAGAACAAGAAACTGAACGCCGTATCGCTGCCGAAGCAACTGAAGCTCGACGAGTTCAACGAGAAGCCGCAGATAGAGAACGAATTAAGCGTGAGGAAAACGCTGCTGTTATGCAAGCAACCCAAGCTGAGCAAGCAGCCATTGATGAAGCTGCTGCTCAAACAGAAGCAGAACAAAAAGGAACTATTGGTGCTTCTAATAAAACATCATTAGATTTTCTTGGTTCTTTATATACTGGTGTAAACATTAACAAGTTATAAGGACAATATGAAATATACATTAGCCGATAGATTTTCACAACTACATTCTGCTCGTCAGTCTAAGTTAGTTCGCTCACGCTATTGTGCAGCCCTAACCATCCCCAGTCTGTTACCACCTGAAGGGTGGACTGAGGAGATGTTGTTGCCATCTCCGTTCTCTTCGGTGGGATCACGGGGTGTTACCAGTCTTGCTAGTCGAATGCTATCAGCTATGATTCCTGTGAATGATACTCCTTTTTTTAAGTTTAATCTTAAGTCTGGAGTAGAACCAACAAATGAAATCAATTCATATCTTGAAACTATGAGTTATCAGGTATACCGAAAGCTTGCAGCTTCTAATTTAAGAGAAGTTGTATATCAAGCTATCCAATCTTTGGTTGTTGTTGGAGATTCCTTGGTACATATAGAAGATGACTATAGGTTTAGAACAACAAGATTAGATCATTATGTTGTTCAACGAGCTGTGGATGGGACTGTGCAAGAGATTATCTATGTAGAATATGAACTGACAGATCCTGATGTTATCAGTAACAATGCTTATATTCCAACAACCAATAAGTTAGGATATGAAAAACAATTTTGTCAGTTGGTACGTAACAAAAAAGATATGTGGGATTATAAAAAAGAAGATGCAGATGGTAATGAGATTTCTACTGGCACGTATGAAGTATGTCCATGTACAGCTTTACGTTGGTACGGGGTGGCTGGTGAGAACTATGGGCGATCTCATAGTGAGGATACCTTAGGTGACCTCCAGTCGCTAGACAGTTACACAAAGGCTATGCTTGATGGTATGGCAGCAGCTACGGCTTTCTGGATGTGCCTTGATCCAAGCGGTATCACTGAGATTGATGACATCTCAAACCAATCTAATGGCTCTTGGGTTCCTGCTAGGAAGGAAGATGTGTTTGTATTGTCTCCTAGTCAAACAATGAATCCTCAGATTGCTGCTGCTCAAGCAGCGGTAGAAACAATGCGACGAGAGATTGGTCAAGCATTCTTAATGACTGCTGCTGCCCTGCCTAGTGGAGATCGGGTAACAGCTACAGCTGTGCGTATGATTGGTTCTGAATTAGAAACAGTTCTTGGTGGTGCCTTTGGTGCTATTGCAAGAGACTTAATGGAACCAATTATTAAACGAGTGATCTTCCTAATGATTGAAGATAATCAATTAGACAAGAGAATGTACAATCAGTTCTTTAATAAGGATGGTACTTTAACTGTTGAAGTTGTTACAGGTCTACAAGCTTTATCACGGGATACTGATTTACAGAAGTTAATGCAAATGGGTGAGATGGTGCGTAACTTACCACCTGAGGCATTACAAGCATTTAAGTGGGAAGAGTATGCCAAGGCTTTGATCTCGTCTCTTGGGTTTGATTCCCGTAACTGGGTTATTTCTGAAGAAGAGAAGAATCAAAAGATCCAAGAAGAGCAAGCTAGACAAGCTCAAGCAATGGCTCAACAACAATCTCAGGCTGCTTCTACTCAAGTCATGGCTGCTGCAGGAGCAAAGGCTGCTGAAATGGATCTACAACAGAATGGTGGACAAGGTATAGCTAATGTCTTACAAAATTCTGGGGTAGATATGTCAGCCTTTCAAGGAGGACAATAAGTATGGCTAAAAAAACATTCAAATGTGCCTGTGGTAAAACCACTACCTATACAGGTAAAGATGTTAAGAAGTTAATGTCCCCTAAGAAAGGAAAGAAGGCATGAAAAAACCAGCAACCAAGAAGGATGCTTGTTATGCCAAGGTTAAGTCCAAGTATAAAGTTTTTCCTTCAGCTTATGCTTCAGGTGCGTTAGTTCAATGCCGTAAAGCAGGGGCTGCAAACTGGGGAAAGAAGAAAAAATAATGGCTAAGAAGAAAACAGGTGGCTTACATGAATGGTTTAATCAAAATAATGGCAAGGGTTGGATAGATTGTAAGACAGGCAAACCCTGTGGTCGGACTGCAGGAGACGGAAGAAAGTATCCCGCATGCCGACCAACTAAAGCCCAGTGTACAGCCAAGGGTGTCCGTAATAAAACAAGTGCTAAAAGAACAAAGTGGAAATAATCCAAGAAAGAAATACAAATGATTCATCAACATACAATGTCTCAAACAAAGCAAACAAGAGAGGATATGTTTGTTGGAGTAACTACTTCCAATACTAATTCCTTAACGGCTTATAACCAACACATCTCACTAACTTCTATGGCAAATGATGCCACAAGTTTGATTATTCCCTCAGGTTCCTATACACACGTACGCATTCATCCCTTGCTCCTCAGCTTTTCAACCAGTGCAGGTTTTCGAGTAACGGGTTGGTCTAAGCTGAGTGGTACAGATACTTACTATCCAACACTGTTGTTTGCAGGTACAATTGCAGGAGTTCAGGCTACTGCTATGATAACAAACAACACTGTTGCCCTTAAGGGTGTACATGGTATCACAGTAGCAGCAACGGGTTTGGGTGCAAATACACTGATTAATAACTCTGCTTTGCTATCGGTAGCATCAGTAGTTGTCCCAGTGTTTGGGTGTTCTTTTGTTGAGGTTGATTTTATATCAGCTACAGCTACAGCAGCATACGCTAACATCTTGTACAGTTATTGCTCAATCGGTTGATGGTGTAACTCTACACCTTCACGCAGTTATTCATACGAAAGGTTACTAAATGGTTAATGACGAGACTCCAGAATTTGCATATCAAGCTGAAGAACCTATTCCTCAGGCTCAGGTTGATCTAGCAGCTTCGGAACAATCCCTAGTGTCATCTCCCGCAGATGCTGTTAATGCTAAAGAGCGGATTGCTTTTGCTGCATATGTTAAGAATCAAGGCGATACTATTCCTCCCAACTTCAAGGATGCAGGGGCTTGGTTTGATTCGCTTAAGAATGCTCAGAAAGAATACACACAATCTCGACAAGAGATTGCTGCGTTAAAGACTAAGTACAAGGAAGATGGTGGGGCTAACCCTAGCTTTGTAGAAGCACTCCCAGCTAAGGTAGAAACACCTGTGGTTGGTAAGGAAGAACTCAGGATTCCTGATGCTCCCGCAATCACACCAACCCCAACGGCTGTTGATTCAGTTGTCAGTCAGGATGATTGGAAGGCTTGGACTGTTGAGTATGCAA